GGCGGGGCGCCCGGACCCCTCTCGCAGCCCCCCTAACCCGGTGGCCGCCCCCCCCCCCCCCCCCCCGTTGACGTTCGACGCGCAGTCGAGTGCGGCGCGCCTGCAGCTCGCGGCGCGTCACGCGCGCGACCCCACGGCGATGGCGTCGCCCCATATGTCCGCCTCGACGACGTCCGGGCACTCGGGCCGCAGCTCGACGCGCTCGCTCTCGATCTGCTCGGCCTTCAGCCGCTCGCGCTCACGCCGCTTCGCCACCGTGGGCGCGTCCCGTAGCGCCGACGCCGCGCCCTCGAGTCGGGCCGCGATGAAGTCGGCCGGCAGCCCGTTCACAGTGACCAGACACTCGACGAGATCGTCGACGGCGTCGGCCGCGCGCCAGCGAAGCATGCGCTCGGCGGGCGTCATCCGTCGTCCTCGACGCCGGCGCGCTCGAGCGCCTGCTCACCCGCCGGGCCGAAGAGCTTCAGCTGCTTCTTGAGCGCAGCGATCGTCTCCTCGGGTGTCTTCTGGCGACGCTTCTTCTTCGGCGGCTCGTAGCCGAGCGCGTCGGACAGCTTCGAGAGGAAGGCCCGGGCCGCTGCCTCCTCGGTGCAGGCGAGGGCCCAGAAGTCGCCGAACGCGTAGCAGGTGGTGCCCTTGTGCGGCTTGCGACCGAGCCGCCGGGAGAGATCGCCGAGGTCGGCGCCCCAGAGTCGTGCCAGAGCCTCGACGCCGCCCCACAACTGCACCGCCTCGCGACCACCCTCGTAGAAGGCGGCGATGATGCGCTCGGCCTTTGCCGCATCGGTGTCAGCGACGGGATCGACAAGAGCAGGCGCTTGCTCCCCAAGTGCACCCCCACCGGCTTGGGGTTCACTTGGGGGTGGTGCCGGACGCATGTTGATGGACGTGACGCTCTTGGACGCCATCGCGGTCAGCTCCTTGCGGAAGTCGGGTGAAACGCGGGAGACTGGACGAGCGCCCATCGAGGCGCGGGGGTGCGGCGATGCGCTACGTAGTGATGGCGGTGCTGCTGAGCGGCGGGTGCGATGCGCCAAGGAAGAGGGAGCCCGAGCCGTCTCCGGTGGTCTCGCCGCTGACGCCAGTCAGACAGGCGCCCCCGCTCTCGAAGGTCGAGGCGTCCCCGTCCCCGCCGACCCAGGAAGCAAGGATCTGCGTCGCGCCCGAGTGCGGCGGCGACTTCCCTCTCACGGTGGCGGGACAGGTCAAACGCATCGACTCGCAGCGTCGAGGATCCGCATCCTACTATGCCTCGATGCGCAAGGCGTACGAGCGCGACGGGCTCGACATCGACGTCTACAAGAAGATCTCCGGCAGCGTCGACGGCTTCATGCTCTACGATTACAATTTGGCCGCCATCCCCACCCGCTACTTGACCTTCCGCGCTCTCAAGAAGAACCCTGCCAAGCAAGCCGGCAAGCCGTGGTGTACGTCGGTGGGTCGGATCGCCGAGATCAAGGAGTCGGAGGGTGTAACGACCGCGCGATTGACGGCAGGCGACGGGATAGACGACGCCATCCTTGTGATCGGTCGTTTCGAGGGCGACTTTGTCGAGGGCAGCCGCGTCGAGACGTGCGGCTACCTCGCCGGGGACTTCACCTTCAAGGCACGGGCGGGATGGGATATGACGCTCCCCGTCCTCGCCGCGGCCGGCCTGGTGTCGGCTGGAGGCTTCACGCGGATGGGCGAGCAGATCACCCGCGACAACCGGAAGCCCCAGCGCAAGTAGCCTCCCGCGTCGCATCACGCCGCCTCGCCGCTCGACTGCGCGTCGATGAGATCCCAGTAGCTTCGCGGAACGCCCAGCCGTTGCTCAATGAGCTTCTCCAACTTGCGAGAGGGCTTGCCACCAGCGTCGAGTTTGTAGATCCAGGCCTCGGACTTACCGAGCAATTCGGCGACCTTCACGGCTCCGCCGTGGGCCATCACCGCTTGCCAAAAGAGACTGTCGACCACGCCGGAAGTAAATCACCACTCAATCAACCTGTCAACTGATTGTAGAGGGAGGGCTTGAGGTGCTTACAACTGGAACGATGGGAGAGTCGCCCGCTACCGTCAGGGACATGGCCGACAACCACGAAGGGCAACGACTTGCCGAGCTGCTTGAGCAGGTAGGCGTGAGTCAGGCGCAGTTCTCTAAGGCGGCCAACGTGTCCCAGCAGATGGTGAGCACGTACGTCCGCACGCCGCACTTCAAGCCCGGCGCCCTCGACACGGTCCGCAAGGGACTCGTCGCAGTCGGTGCCGACGTCGATCAACTGCGCCCTGTCGCCGCGAAGATGCAGCGGGTCAAGGCGCGGGTTGAGGATCTGCGTCCACGGGTCGAGGCGTTCAAGAGCCGTAAGCAGGTCGAGGATCTGCTCTATGTTCTGCGCGCCGATGATGCCGCGCGCGATCTTCTTCAAGCCATCCTTGAGGAACGATTGAAGTTCCTGTCGTAGCTCAAGCGACACTCAAGTTTTAGTTGACTACCGCTCCCGCCTGAACTATCTTCCGACTCGACACAGCAACCGCTTCTCCTCCACCCGATCGCTCGGCCCTCTCGACAGCCTTCGGGCATCGGTCGGCCCTGCTCTCGCCCCTGACACCGCGCGCCGTGAGGCACCCCGCGGCAGGCCGCGACGGTGACGAGGTGGCTGCGGGCTGTCGAGGAGGAAGCCGTGGTCCGCAATCATTCCGAGACGCTCCGCATCGCCCTCGCCAACGCGAGGACCTGGCGCAGCGAGGCCCGCAACGCGCCGAGCTGGACCTGGCCTGCGCCAAGCGTCGTGGGTGCGCTCGTCGGCCCCGCCGAAATGGCGTCGTACTGGACGAAGCGCGCCACTGACGCCGAGGCGAAGATCAAGGCGGCGTCGTCGTGACCACGGCCGAGCGCTGTTCGAACTGCGTCTGCCGTCGCCTCTTCGTCAACGGTGTCCGCATCGTCAGCGTTGAAAGGTGGCACGCGATCTCGAGGCCCGACAAGCCATGGCGCGACGAGAACGGCGCGGTTGAGATGTCGATGCGGACCTGCATCGGCTGCTGCACCTCGCGCTGTGAGGTGCGGGCGTGACCGCCGTCCGAGGCGCCGTCACCGTCGAGGTCAACCGCACACTCTGGCTGCTGCGCCAGGTGGCGCGCGAGAACGGGTGGTCGGAACTCGAGGAGCTGGAGGCCTGCACCAGCTACCTCGGGCAGGACGAAGACGAACGCCCGATCTGGGACCACTTCCTCGACCAGCGCGCGACGAAGCTGCGCAGTCGTCGGCAGGTGCTGCTGACGAAGGAAGACGTGCGCGGCGGTGTCGTCAAGTGGCTGCCCGACTTCCTGCGCAGCTGCGGGGCAGACGTGGAGACCGCCGTCAAGCGCCTGCGCGTCGGCGACCTGCTGCTCGTCGACGGCGTGACCATCAAACGGATTTCCTAGGAGACCACCATGAAGATCGAGATCAAGCACCGTTTCACCGGCGTCGTGATTTACTCCTGCGACGTCAGCGACGATGAACCGCGGCCGCTGCGAGCGGCCGTGGTGCAGGCGATCGGCACCCGCGCGAACCTGGCCGACGCGAACCTGGCCCGCGCGAACCTGGCCGACGCGAACCTGGCCGACGCGAACCTGGCCGGCGCGAACCTGGCCGACGCGAACCTGGCCGACGCGTACCTGGCCGACGCGAACCTGGCCGGCGCGAACCTGGCCGACGCGAACCTGGCCGACGCGTACCTGGCCGACGCGAACCTGGCCGACGCGAACCTGGCCCGCGCGAACCTGGCCGACGCGTACCTGGCCGACGCGAACCTGGCCGACGCGAACCTGGCCGGCGCGAACCTGGCCGGCGCGAACCTGGCCGACGCGAACCTGGCCGACGCGAACCTGGCCGACGCTCGGAACGTCCCGATGGTGAGCCCTGTCGATCCCGCAGCGGTGCCGTACCAGCGCGCGACCACTCCGCAGGAGCAGGCCGCTCGCGCCGCTGATCGCGCAGCGCGCTACCGAGAACGCCACCCCGAGGTCCCGGTGGTGCCGCACCTCGATCGGAAGATTCTCGACGTGGTGGAGGCCGGCACGGGTCGACTCGACATGTCGCAGTGGCACACCTGTGAGACGACGCACTGTCGCGCGGGGTGGGCGATCCGTTTCGCGGGCGAGGCGGGTGCGGCGCTCGAGGCGGAGTACGGACCGCATCGCGCCGGCTCGATGATCTACCGCGCCTCGACCGGCCGCGTGCCGCACTTCTTCGCCACGACGGAGCGGGCGCTCGAAGACATCCGCGCCTGCGCCGCCGTCGCGTCGTGAGGCATGACGGAGGCTCGGCCTTCGTCGTCCCGGTCTGCGCTGCTGTCGGCGCCGCCGGCCTGACCCAAGGAGTCACCATGAGCAATGAAACCGCCCTCGCCGTTCGTGACACGCGCAACACCGACCTCGCGCTCGAGCCCACCGACGTGCGCGAGGCGCACTGGCTCGCGACCGAGCTCGCCGCCGGCGACGCTGTGGGCAAGGCCAAGAGCCCGGGCAGCGTCCTCGCCGTCATCCTCTGCGGCCGCGAGCTCGGCCTGACGGCGATGCAGAGCATCCGCGGCGTGCACCTCATCGAGGGCAAGCCGCAGCTGTCGGCCGACCTCATGATCGCGCTCGTCCGTCGCAGTCGCGCCTGCACGTACTTCCGCCTCGCCGAGTCGACCGACGAGATCGCCACGTACGAGACGCTCCGCTCCGACGAGACCAGGCCCGTGTCGATGTCCTTCACGATGGCCGACGGGAAGCTCGCCGGCCTCGGCCACAAGGACAACTGGAAGAAGTACCCGCGCGCGATGCTCCGCGCCCGCGCCGCGGCCGAGCTGGCGCGCGCCATCTACCCCGAGGTCCTCTTCGGGATCTACGTCGAGGGCGAGATCGAGGAGGAGGTGGCGCCGACCGCGCCGCGCGTCACGGTCGAGCGCCCCACCCCACGGATCATCGAGGCCGAAGTGGTGGTCGAGCCGCCGACCGAGAAGCCGCAGAAGCTCGCCGCCGGCGAGGAGAAGGTGGCGCCGCTCACCGCCAAGGACATCAAGGCGAGCACCGACGCTGCGCCGCCCGTGGACCCGGCGCGCGTCGACGAGACGGCCTTCGACAGCTTCGCCACCCGCATGATGGAGGCGTCGTCGAAGGCGGACCTCGACGCCATCACGAGCGAGGCGGTGGCGCGCTTCCCCGACAAGACCAACCGTCACCGCCGCACGCTCGGCGACCGCGTCTACCCGGCGGCGGTGAAGCGGCTGCAGCAGGGCAAGGCCGCGTGATCCGGCTCACCGCCAGCGCGCTCGACCGGGTGTTCGCCTGCCCACCGAGCGCCATCCTACCCCAGGCGCGCCAGGCCGCCGGCGCCGCGGCCGACACGGGCACGGCGACGCACAAGTTCATCGAGGCGGTGCGGGCACGCGCCGCGAGCAAGATGGTGATGGACCCGCAGCTCAAGTACGAGGACGCGCTTGAGGAGGCGCGCACCGAGCTGCTCGCCGCCATCCCCGAGGACGCCGACCACTACGCCCTCTGCGAGGGCTTCGACTTCGGGCTGCTCCCGCTCGGCGCGCAGCTCGAGGTCGCGCTCGCCTGGTCGTACTCCGACAAGGACGGCGCCGGCCGGCTCCTCGGCGAAGGCCTCGAGCGGAACTACAGCGGCGCGCGCGCCGGCGAGTTGGTGGGCACCGCCGACCTGGTGGGCCGCATCGGCGATGACGTCCTGGTCGCCGACTGGAAGACCGGGCACAAGCTCGTCGACGCCGAGAACGCGTGGCAGCTGCGGTTCCTGGCGGTGGCGGCCGCGGCGGCAGTCGACGCGAGCGGCGCGCAGGTGGCGCTGGTCTACCTCCGCGACGACGGCAAGACCTACGTCGACCGCGCGGTCTTCACGGGCGAGGACCTCGCCGTGTTCCGGACCCAGCTGCGGGCCCTGGCGCGGCACCTCGATCAGCTCGACGAGGTGACGGCGGCCCGCAGTGTCTCGCTGGGGCCGTGGTGCCGCTACTGCCCGGCGCTCGCGTCGTGCCCTGGCCAGACGCAGCTGGTGCGGCGCCTCGCCGAACGCGTCGCCGGCGACGTCTCGGCCGACACCATCACCGCCGAGACAATGGTGCTGTCGAAGGAGGGCGTCGGTCGCGCCTACCAGCGGCTCGAGCTGGCCGAGCAGCTCCTGCGCCACATGCGCGCGGCGATCGACGTGCGCGTGCGCCAGGAGGGCGAGATCGAGCTGGCCGACGGGCGTGTGCTGCAGGAGCAGCCGACGACCAGGCGCTACCTGATCGGCGAGATCGCCAACGCGGTGCTGCTGCGCGACGAGCCCGAGCTGGCGATGCGGGCTGTGAAGTTCGAGCCGGTGACGTCCCGCGCGGCCATCGAGAGCGGCCTGGTGCAGCTCGGGCGCAAGAAGAAGGACGCCGGCCCCATCGTCGAGAAGATCGCAGCCGCCGGCGGCATCCGCACCACCACCTCGACGCCGGTCAGGGCCGTCGTCGTCAAGGGCGCGAAGGTGGCGCCGGTCGCCACCGCGGCCGAGCGCGAGCTCGCGAGCTCCGGACTCTGATGGCGTGCCACCTCTACCCGGTCCCCGGCGGCATGGCGGTGGTCTGCACGCGCGGACCGCAGCCGAGCTGCCAGGAGCCGGGCTGCAGCGGGCGCACGGCGGCACTGTGCGACTGGCCGCTCGAGGGCGCGCACGCCGGCAAGACCTGCAGCCGGCGGATGTGCGCCAGCCACAGGACCAAGGTCGGGATCGATCTGGACTACTGCGGCGCCCACGCGCGCCGTCGAGACACCAAACCGCCCGTCGTCGACGGGCACGAGGAGATCACCATGGGCGCAGAAGTCGGAAGTGGAAAGCACAAGGCCAAGGCGATGCGCGCCTGGCTGACCAAGTCGCCGAAGAAGGGCACCGACGGTGTCTGCATCGACTTCAAGGTCAGCGGCGGCATGTTCGACGGTGGCGGGATCACCTGGACGGGCTGGCTCACCGACACGACGGTCGATCGCACGGTCGAGTCGCTGCGGAACTGTGGGTGGAAGGGCGACGAGCTGGCCGATCTGTCGACCGTGAACGGCGAGGCCGAGATCGTCGTCGAGGAAGAGACCTTCACGGGACGCGACGGCGAGGAGCGGGTCTCGTACCGCGTCCAGTGGGTCAACAAGCTCGGCGGTCGTGGGTTCGCTGCCGTCGAGGCCGTCGACGCCAAGTCGCTGTCGGCCCGGATGAAGGAGCGCGTGCGAGCGAGCGACCGCGCGCGCGAGGCGGCCGACGAGGGCAAGGGCAGCAACCCGCTGTAGCAGCACCAGGGCGACGACGTCGCCCTTTTGTTGGCCGGCGCCGGTGGCGCGCCCCATGGGCTCATTCCCCTGGCGTCGACGATCGACTCGTCGGCCGGCCCCTCAAGGAGGATCGACATGTCCAAGACCAAGCCCGCGAAGAAGAGCGCCGAGCCGAAGTCGGCGGCGAAGAGGCCGGCGCTGCTCGCCCGGCTCGAGGAGGTGGATCTCAAGCGCATCCACGCCTCGCCGACGAACCCGCGCAAGACCATCAGCACGGGCGAGCTCGCCGAGCTGACCGCCAGCGTGAAGGAGCAGGGCATCCTGCAGGCGCTGCTGCTCCGCCCGCACCCGAAGAAGAAGGGCGAGCACGAGCTCGTGTGCGGCGAGCGCCGGTGGCGCGCAGCGAGCGCCGCCGGCCTCAAGACGGTGCCCGCGACCATCCGCGATCTGACCGACGACCAGGTGATCGTCGCGCAGCTCACCGAGAACGCGCAGCGCGCCGACGTCCACCCGCTCGAGGAGGCTGACGCCTACGGGCAGCTGATGGAGAAGCACGGCCACACGGTCGACGACCTGGTGGCCGAAGTCGGCAAGTCGAAGGGGCACATCTACTCGCGCCTCAAGCTCTGCGCGCTCGGGCCGGTCGGCCGGAAGGCGTTCCTCGACGGGCGCATGACGATCGGCACCGCCGTGTTCCTGGCTCGCGTCTCGAACGCGAAGCTGCAGGAGCAGGCCGCGGCCGCGATCGCCAAGGGCTACGGCAAGGACCAGCCATGGGGCACCGACCAGGCGTGCCACTACGTCCAGCAGCACTGCATGCTCGTCCTCAAGGACGCGCCCTTCGACGCCAGCGACGCTACGCTGGTGCCGGCGGCGGGCGCGTGCGGCGCCTGCCCAAAGAGGACCGGCAACCAGGGCGAGCTCTTCGCCGAGGTTGAGCACGACGACCTCTGCACCGATCCCGGCTGCTTCGAGCAGAAGAAGGAGGCGGGCTGGAAGAAGAAGGTCGACGAGGCGCAGTCGAAGGGCCACAGGGTGCTGTCGCCGAAGGAAGCGAAGGAGACGTTCAAGGACAGGTACAGCGCCCCGGTCGGCTACCAGGACCTCGACGCGCGGAACCACCAGGACCCGAAGGGCAGGACGCTCCGTCAGCTCATCGGCAAGCAGCTCAAGGACACACCCATCGTCGTCGCCAAGAACCCGCACACCGAGGAGGTGGTGGATCTGTTGCCGAAGAAGGACGTCAACCGGCTGCTCAAGGCGGCGGGGCATGATCCGAAGAAGGAGAAGGAGCAGCGGCAGGCGGTGTCGCCGGTGAGGAAGAAGGAGCAGGAGGCGTTCGAGGCCGGCCGCCGCGGCATCCAGCTCGCGGTCGCCGAGCTGGTGGCGAAGGCCGAGGCGGCGCCCACCGATCGGACCTTCCTGCAGCTGCTGGTCGAGGAGTACATCGAGATGGACGGCGGCGACGCGGCGCTCGAGCGGCGCGGCTTCGACCGCGAGGACCTCTGGGGTGAGAAGCTCGTCGAGAAGGTGCGCGAGTGGATGGCGTCGATGACCGAAGCGCAGCTGCGCGGGCTCGTGTTCGAGATGGCGATCGATCGCCGCATCCCGAACATGCCGAACCCCGAGGCCCACAACCGCCCAGCGTTCGACGCGCTCTGCGAGCTCTACGGCGTCGACCTCAACGCGTGCCTTGATCACGCGAAGACGGAGCCGCCGCCCGCACCACCGCAGCACCCCGCCCTGGCCGTCTCGTGCGCGGTCTGCCGGGCCGAGGTCGGCGCGGGCTGCACCAACACCGAGGGCAAGAGGGGCAAGCCCCTCGACGCCCCGCACGTCGAGCGCTCCAAGAAGGCCGAGCGCGAGGCGGCCGAGAAGAAGCCCGCCGCCATCCCGACGTGTCGCGTGTGCGGCTGCGACGAGGCCCACGCCTGCACCGACGACAACGGAGACGCCTGCAGCTGGTCGGAGCCCGACCTCTGCTCGGCGTGCGCCTGATGCGCGTCTACGTCGCGTCGTCGTGGCGCAACCTACTGCAGCCCGGGATCGTGCTGGCGCTTCGCCGGTGCGGCCACGAGGTGTACGACTTCCGGAACCCGGAACCGGGCGGCCACGGCTTCAACTGGCGGGACATCGATCCGAACTGGCAGAACTGGTCGCCGGCGGAGTACCGGGCGGCGCTGCAGCACCCGATCGCCCAGGCCGGCTATGCCTTCGACATCAACGCGCTGAAGGCCTGCGAGGCGTGCGTGCTGGTGCTGCCGTCAGGCCGCTCCGCCTCGTGGGAGTTCGGCTACGCGATGGGCCAGGGGAAGCGCGGCGCGGTGGTCCAGCTCGGCGAGCTCGAGCCGGAGCTGATGTACCGCGAGGCGGAGATCCTCACCTCGATGAATGAGCTGTTCGACGCCTTCGCCCCGCCCGGGCACGAGCTGGCGCGACGGGAGGCGACGTCATGAGCGCGGTTGCGTTCCGGTCCACCAACTTCAAGCCCGCGTCGCTCGAGCGTATCCAGCAGATGCAGGAGATCGTCACGACGTACGGAAACCAGGGCCTTCGCCTGACGGCGAGGCAGCTCTACTACCAGTTCGTCGCCCGCGACCTGATCCCCAACACGCCGACGTCCTACAAGAACCTGACCGGACTGCTCGCCGACGCACGCTACGCTGGCATGATCGACTGGGACGCGATCGAGGACCGTGGGCGCGAGCCGACGGTGTGGCGCGACTACGAGGACGTCCGCGACTTCGTCGACAGCTCGATCCGCAGCTACCGGCTACCGCGCTGGGATGACCAAGACAGCTACGTCGAGCTGTGGGTGGAGAAGCAGGCCCTCGCCGGCGTCCTCGAGCCGCTCGCGGCGGAGTTCCACGCGACGCTCATGGTCAACAAGGGCTACTCCTCGGCGTCGGCCATGTACGAGGCCTCGCGCCGCTTCATCGAGCGCAGCAACCAGGCCGAGAGCGACAGCTACGATCCCGAGAAGCGCGAGCGCGAGCCGGTCTTGTTCTACTCGGCGACCACGACCCCTCGGGCGAGGACATGGTCCGCGACATCCGCGATCGCCTGAAGGAATTCGGAGTGGAGCGGCTCGACGTGCAGAAGTTGGCGCTCACGATGGCGCAGATCCGGCAATACCAGCCGCCGCCCAACCCGGCGAAGACCAGCGACAGCCGCTACGAGGCGTACGCACGGGAGCACGGAGCGTCATCGTGGGAGGTGGACGCGCTTCCGCCTGACGTCCTGCAACAGCTCATCCGCGAGGCGTTCACCGGCGTCCTGAATCGCCGCCGCTGGAATGATGTGCTGAAGCGGGAGCGCGACGACAAAGAGCGTCTGCGTGAGGCCGCGGCGTCGCTGGCGAAGTAGATGGCGCGCCGCTCCCTGCTCGCGCACGAGGACGCGATGGCCGAGCGCATCGCCGCCCGCGTCATCCAGCTCCTCGAGGCCCGTGGTGGTATCGTCCGCGACGGCATCCCGTCGCGTCCTCCAGAAGGAGACCCATGCGACGAGAAACAGGAGGGATCTATGGACCTTACCGACACGGCAACCGATGGCGCGTCGTCTCACGTGGAGCAGGCGGTGAGTCGGCTTCTGAGTCCTTCCCGACGAGGGAAGAAGCCGAGGAGTGCATCCGCCGGGCGCGGCGCGAAGTAGAGGCGCGCGGCCGCACCGTGGCCACCAGCCTCATCAGCTACGAGCAGCACCTGACGACGAAGGGCAACCGCCCGACGTCGGTCACCACGACACGCCGGCGGCTCGAGGCCTTCTTTGATGACGTCGACCAGGCGCTCACCAGCCTCACGGTGGCGCGCTGCAAGACGCTCTACGGGAAGGCATCCGAGTCCTACGCCGTCGACAGCCACCGGAACATGCTCGCCGAGGCCAAGACGTTCCTCAACTGGTGCGTCCTGCAGCGGTGGCTGGCCCGCAACCCGCTCGACACCACGACCGGCATCGGCCGGCGGCGGCACGGCAAGCCGCAGCTCCGGATCGACGAGGCGCGCACCTGGCTGGCCAGGGCGCTCGAGCTCGCGCGGGGCGGCAACGAGGGCGCCACGGCGGCGCTGTGCACCATGCTGCTTGGGATGCGCGCCGGCGAGGTGGTGAGCCGCGTCGTGCGGGACGTGGACGATGGCGGCCGGCGGCTGTGGATCCCCGACTCCAAGACGGAGGCGGGGCGGCGGACGCTCGAGGTGCCGGAGCTCCTGCAGCCGTTGCTGCTCGAGCTGGTGGCCAAGCGGAAGCTGCAGGCCGAGCTCGACCTCGGGCAGGACCACCAGGCGCTGCTGTTCGGGGCGCACTGGAGGGACTGGCCGAGGGAGTGCGTGCAGACGATCTGCCGGCTGGCCAAGGTGCCGGTGGTGACGGCGCACGGCATGCGGGGCCTGCACGCGACCCTGGCGCTGGCAGCAGGGCAGAGCGGCCACCAGGTGGCGGCAGCGCTCGGCCACGAGTCGGTCAGCACGACGGAGCAGAGCTACGCGGCGCCCGGCGCGGCCGCGGGGGCTGCGGCGCAGCGTGCGTGGAGGGTGCTCGACGGTGGAAAGAGGTGACGCCGCCTGCGGGAACAGGCGGCGTCATGGGAACAGGAAAACCAGGAGTTTGTTACCAGAGAAGTCGGTGCGTCGTAAGTGCCTGAAATCAGTGGAGCTGAAGGGGATCGAACCCTCGGCCTCTAGAGTGCGATTCCTGTAGTCAGCGACGGTAGAAGCGAAAAATCAGTGACCAGGCGCGACGGGATGCCAATGCTTTCGCGCTGGTCGGCTGGGAACGCAACTTTCGCGCGCCCGCCCCGACAACGTCGGCATGGACCCACTCCGACTGCTCGATCTGGTTTGTGACTGCGAGGTGCTGCGGCGGGAGCGCGACCAGGCGCGCGAGGAGCGCGACCGGCTACGCGTAGAGGTGGCGACGCTCGAGCGCGCCCTGGTGGATCTGGCGCTCGAGGACGAGGAGGGACGGACCTGGAACTAGTCGAGGCTGATGAAGTGCTGCCCCTCGACGCCGGCGTTCGGCCGCCAGCGCCCCGCGACGCGGTTGCCGCTGTTGCCCTCGATCGTGGCGTGCCGGTCGCCCTCGACGCGAGTGACCAGCCACACGTGGCCGTGCCCCTCAACGCGCACCAGGGCGACGCAGCCGGGCCGCGGCGCGGCGATCAGCCGCCCGGTCGCCTTGGCCCAGGCCAGCCACTTCGTCGCGCCTGCGAGGTCGCCGCCGCCAGCCGTGGGGGCCTTGACGCCGAACGCCATCGCCGCGCCCTCGACACACCACAGAACGAAGCGCGCGCACCAGGCGAGGCCGACGAGGTAGCTTCCATCGCGCCAGCGGCCGAGCTGGTACTGCTCGACCTCGGGGCCGCGGTTGCTGCCCGGCGGGATCTCGACGACGCCCTTGTGGAGCTCGATGCTGGCCAGGCGCACCGCCGCGTTCATCAGCGGTGACATCGCGGCGTAGTCCGGCTCGGGCATGGCCGCGGCCGCCTCGCTGATGCCGAGGAGCGCCGCCCAGGTCCGCGCGCCGACAATGCCGTCGGGGGCGAGCGCGTGCTTGACCTGGAACGTCTTGACCGCGCCGAGCGTCGCGGCGCCGAAGTGGCCGGCGCGCGCCTCTTCGCCGGCCTCGGGCGGCAGCAGGCCCGCCTCGAGCAGGTGCTGGTGGAGCGATGCGACGGCCGCGCCGCCGTCGCCGAGCCGGATGGTGCTGGTCACGTCACACCACCGCCGCGACGAGCGCCACGCCTAGTTGCAGCGCCCGCTCGAGCCACGGCAGCAGCTCGCGCATCGTGAACACGAACAGTTGAAGCGGTTCGCCCGCCTTCGCGACCGCCGCGTAGGACAGCGACCGTGCCGCCGCCGCGACCACGCCGCACGCCGCGACGTCGAGCGGCACGACGGCGTGCATCCGGTCCCACTCGGCGTTCAGCGTCTCGACGCCCGCGATCATGGCGCTGGCGGTGTCGGCCGCGCCGAGGAGCGCGAGCAGGTCATCGCGCAGGCCCACGACGGCGGGGTGCGAGAAGGCGCTCTCCCAGGTGATGCCGTCGTGATCCGCGGCGATGTCGCGGATCTTGGTGGCGATGTCGAGGAGGTCGCGGATTGGGTCGGTGGGCATGAAGATACCTCGAGTTTCTTGTTGACAGGAAAGTCGGGCGGGTACTAGATTCCGTGCTGGAACTGCGCCGCGGCGCGAAGGGAGGGGCGATCATGATCGACAACGGACGGACGCACTTCGTCGGGGATGACTGCCCCGGCGGGCACCGAGAAGGCACGGCGCCGACCTGCGACTTCACGGTCAGGTCACGTCAGCACAAGACCAAAACGAAGGCGGAGAAACCAGTCGTCCTCTGCGGCAAGCCAGCGACGCACGTCATGCACCCGGAGCGGGCGTACCCGCCGCCGTGGAACCTCTGCGAGGAGCACGCGCGCATGTCGTGGGGGAGTCCCGGTCCCGTCTCACTGCAGCACGTCCTCGACGAAGCCAGCGCCCGCGTTAAGGCGAAGCCCGACTATCTCCTGTCGCCCGACGTGCGCGAGCAGCTCGACAAGCTGAAGCAGGAGCGGATCGACAACGGCGAACCCGTGCCGAGCGCCATCGACGAGAAGCTTGAGGCGCACGCCCATCAACTGGACCAGGAGGCTCGACGGGTTGGGATCCTCCGTTCAGTGGAGGCAACGCGAGCGGCGGGGCTGTTCCGGCAGGCTGCGGCGGTCCTGCGAGGAGCGAAGTGAGCAACGCGCCGTGGCTGGAGATGCGGCCCGTGGTCACGAAGCTGGTCGCGACGCCGTTCGAGATCGCTCTCCCGCCCGGAGCGACGGAGCACGGCCATAAACTGCGCATCGTCGACGAGCACGACGCGTACTACGTCGAGGTGACCGAACCGGGCGGTTGCGAGTGCTTGCGCCGGATCGCGCTATCGGAGTTGGTTCACCTACTACTGAACCTGCCCGAGGACGAGCAGTACAAGATCACGACGCGCGACCTTGACGCCGCCGGCCACCAACACGAAGTCGCCAAGTCGATTCGATGAGCGGCCCAACGCAGTGGTCATGGGTCGGTTGGCTCGCGCGGGCGCTGCTTGATCCGCTCGCTGCGCATCGGCTCAAGGGTGCGGAGATGGACCAATGTCGGCGGGAGCGTTGCCGCACTGGCCTCTGCGGGTTCGACCATTGACCCGCAAGCGCATCGGCCGCCCGCCCGGCTCCCTCTCCGCCGAGCCCACCACTCAGATCCGCGTCCCGGTGTGGCTCCTCGACGCCTACCGCGAGAAGCACGGCCCCGGGTGGAGCGAGAGGCTGCGGGAGTACATGCGGCGGGATGTGCAGGGCGACCTCGCAGCGACCCCGATGGCGGATGCACGGTGTCCACGGTGTGGTGAGCCGTGCGAGGACTGCGCGAAACGCCCGGCCCCGGCCCGACGGCGGCGACGGGACGTGTTCTAGTGCGCAACCTTCGCGACACCCGCACGCGCCTCGAGAAGCTGCGCGACATGGCCGACCACCCGACGGCGAACCAGCACGAGGCGGCGAGCGCGCGGGCGGAGATCGAGCGGCTAAAAGCGGCGGGGTACGTCGAGGAACCGTCAACGCTGTCATGGCTGGACGTCGGTCGGTCTCCCGACATCGACACGTTCGCTCGTCGGTACGCCGAGATGCTGCGGCGGCAACCCGTGGCGCCGTCACTCTGCTACGTCTGCGGTATCACGCTGCGGACGCCGACGAACTACACTCGCTGTGCGCGGCACGTCGGCACGCTGACGCCCGGCCGGAGCGGTTACAACGCATGGGCGTTTCACCTGAAGATTGGCGACCGCGTGAGCATCTTCGACGACAAGCCATCGACGGGGCCGCGATTGTTCGGGGCTTGGACGATCGTGCGGCAGACAGGGACGCAGCACGTTCTCGATGGTGGTGAGCGATTTCGGCGGAGTTACCCGTACCCCGGACTCAGGGTTGGCGAGGACGGCCGACGAGGATGGCGTACTTGCCTCATCGCCGTCGACGGCTAGGGCATCACCGCCGGCACCGCGCCCGCCTGCTGCTCGATGACCTTGAGCGCCGCCTCGACACACGGCGCCGCCCCCGGCATGCAAGCGCGCGCGTCCTTCACCGCGTCCTTGATCGTGGTCGCCGCGTGCTGGTCGGCGACGTTGTGCGCGGCCACGGCGCGGCGGAGCTGGGCCGCGCACCCACCGACGAGCAGCGACGCCACGAACAGCAACGGCAGCAGCGACCTGACCGAGGCACCGTCGATGGACTGGCGCGCGGTGACGTCCGCGTCGGGCAACGGCGGCGGCACGGCGAGCGCGCCCGTTCCCTCCGGCGACGTGTTGGCCTGCGCGAGCGCCGCCGTCATCGCCGACGTGAGCGCCACCAGCACCACGCGCACGCCGACGCCCTGGTGAGCGATGGCGCCTGCGACGGCGGTGAGGATCATGGTCAGCGCCGAGATGAGCGCGAGCCCGGTGCCGGTATGCAGCCACGCGACGTGTGGCGAGAAGCGGCGCAGGCAGAAGGCGAAGAGGGTCAGGGTGAGCGCGACCGCTTCCTGGATCGGCACCTCGACGGGTGCAGCGGCCGGCGCGGTGACCACCTGCAGCGGCGCCACGGTGACGGCGTGCTGCATACTCGCGTCGTAGAACGCAGCGTCGGGTGCGGCGTGCGCGCGGGCGATCAGCGCGAGGCCGAGGAGGAGCAGGCAGAGCGGGATGATGCGGGTGGGGCGCATGGGCAAACTCCTAACTTGTGGCGTTCTGTGACTTGCTGTGAGGTGACTTGCGCGCCGTCGATGGACGGCGCAGAGTGAGGGCGTGGACCGTCGTACTTGCTGGGGATGCGGAAGGTTGGTTGAGCGTCGCCGGCCCGCCGCCACGTTCTGTCTGCCCTGCTGTCGCAATCGCTCCGTGCTGACGAAGTGGAGGGTTGATCGCGAGGCGAAAGAGCGAGCGACCGCGAGGGCTGCGGAATCGAACCGCACACCAGAGCCGTCAGGCTCCTAAGCCCAGCATTCACTCTCGCGGCGACTCGGATTTCAGCAGCGCTCGCACGTCGCGCTCGTCGAGGAAGTCGGCCGCGCTGGCGGCCTCCCGCCGCGCGGTCGCTCACGGCGCGTGCCTCTCGTGCGTCTCGACCTTCACCGACGACGTGGTGCCGCCGAAGTGGTCGCGCCACCACGCGCCGAACACACCCGAAGCGCCGAGTAGCACGACGGCAGCGACGAGGATCGAGAGAAAGCGCCACCACGGCAAGCCGAGGATGAGCTTGGCGGTCTTGAGCGCGTCGCCGTCCTCGGGCTCGTGCGGTGGCAGGCGGTGGACGGCACTGTCCTCGCGCCGGTGCTCGGTGACAGTCGCCTCGACGCGCTCGACCGCGCTGCGCAGCTCGTCGCGCGCCAAGGCAATCGTCTTCTCGTAGGTCGCCTTCGCCTCGGCGAGGTGCTGACTCGCCATCGTCAGGGAGCGGTTGCTCTCCGTGTCGATGATGAGGTTGCGCTCCTCGCGCCCGCGGGCGACGCGCTCGAGTTCCGGGAGGATCTTCTTGAGGCTTTCGTTGGTCACCACGAGGGTCCGGTTGACCAGCGTGGAATGCTGGCGCGCGGCTTCCAGTCTCTCGCCGATCTCGATCAGCGTCTCGACGGTGGCGTCACGCTCTCCGTTCGCGGCCATGGGCCATCCTCTCGATCGACTTGTCGATCTCGCGCGACACCCGCACCGCCGCCGAATAGGCGAGGTCCGCGAGGCTCGGCCCGCTCCGAATGATCTGCTCCATCTGCGACGACTGCCACGGCTTGCCGACGACGTGGTGCGCCAGCTTCGCCGCCGCCGCCTGATACTCGTCGTCGACGCGCCCGCTCACCGACACCAGCAGCGTCTCGGGCGAGACGACCCGCGCGTGCTCGAGCAACTGCAGCCCGCTCATGCCGGCGCGCCGCATCGAGTCGGTGAGCAAGACCCCGACGTCGCCGCGACCGAGGCGGGAGGCGGCGCTCTCGGCGGTGGCGAACGTCTCGGCGGGCAAGGCGAGCACCTCGGCCCAGCTCGCGAAGGCGTCGCGGGTGGCGGGGTCGTCGTCGACGCAGAGGATAAAGGGGCCGGTCCACATCATGGCGTCTCCTCGAAGATGACCGAGCCGTCGCCGCTCGAGCCGAAGTCGTTCTTGACCTGCGGGTTGAGCGCGCGGAACGTCGCCCATGAGATCGGCGTCCCGTGCAGGCCCACCTGCAGGTCGTTGCCACCGGTTCCTGCGACGTCGACGCTCGAGTCCACGACGTTGATCTGACCGTGGAAGCGCGCCACGATCGGCCCGCCGTTGGCGCTCCCGTGGACGTGCTGCACCACCGCGCGCCCGAAGCCCTGCACGTTGAGCGCGCTGCCGGGGCTGTCGTCGATCGTGCAGTTCGTGACGTCGCCCTGGCTGGCGTAGATGAAGATCGCCGTCTCGACGCTGCCCGATGAGCGGAAGGCGCAGCGATCGAGGAACAGAGCGCCCATCGAGAGCCCCTGCCGTCCCTTCGTCCAGCTGCCGTGCGGCGCGCAGGTGTCGATTACGCAGTTGCGCCAGACACCCGCGCCCTGCTTGCCAGTCGCCTCGTTGTAGCCGAACGACGTGAGCGCCGAGTAGGAGCTCTGCCCGTGGATCGACTTGTCGATCGCGAGCGTGATATGCACACCGGCGGTGACGACGCAGCCGTACTCGGCGAACGTCCGCATGTTGGACAGGTTCACTCCGGTGTGACGGCAGCCCACCATGTAGACGGTTTCCGAGGGCGGCTGCGTCGGTGACCAGGAGATCGAGCCGATCGCGGCGTAGGTCGGCGAGTAGGTCGTGAAGTCGATCCCGGCGAACACGATCCCGCAGCGCTGCGGCCCGAGCGCGAAGACCGGATTGCCGAGGACGTTGCGCAGGTTCGCCGACGGCACGCCGATCTTGATCGGGTAGGTCATGGCGCCGTTGCCCGTCGAGGACCAGGAGATCTCGAAGGTCGTCTCGTCGTTGGCGGTGATGGCGCCGAGCATGGGCACGAGGCCGTTGCTCGCTGCGGCGCCCCAGCAGAGCTTTCCGACGAGGGAATCAGCGACGATGCCCGGCTGGGTGTGCGTGATCGTGGTGATGCCGGTGGTGGCCGCGCCGACCTGCGACGAGATCTCACCCGACGTGAAGGTGCGTTCCGTCGTCGGCGTCGCCACGATCGACAGCCCGCCGACGAAGTAGTCACGCCACGACGAGGCGCCGTCCACTTTGCGCACGTCGAAGTCGCCGTCGAACGTCGGCAACTGATAGAGGTTGGTGACGTCGTGGGTGCCGAGGTCGGTCAGGTCAACGACGGTGCGGTAGAGGCGCGAGAAGATCAGCGCGGCGGCCAGCGCCTTTTCGGGCGTGCGGTACGGGTTGCCGATCGTGCCGTTCCCCGTCGAGTCGTTGCCGGCGGTGTTGGCGTAGATGGTGCGAACGGTCGCGCTCGCCGAGGGGAGCGCGAAGCCGCTGGAGGTGACGCCGGCGCCGTCGGCTCCGTTCGTGCCGTTGGTTCCATTGCTGCCGTTCGTTCCGTCGACGCCATCTGCGCCGGGCTCGCCCTGGATGCCCTGCTCGCCCTGCGGACCCTGCGCGAGCGGTACGCTGGGCGTTGGGTTGGTGACGTCGCTGCCCGAGACGTAGGCAGCGTCCGCGATGGTCAGCTGGGTCAGTGGGTAGATCTGCGACCACAGCCCATCGTCGTCACAGAGCCAGACATCGAAGACGTACTCGCCTGCCTTGACCGCGATCCCGTTGGTGTCACCGGGGACGAGCGTGACGCGGGTGATACCCAACGTCGATGGTGAGTTGGGCGTGGCCTCGCGCTGCACGCCCGTCGCCGCCGACCTCTCGCGGAATGCGAACACGATCGTGTCGCCGGCGAGGTCGTGCGCCGTGCGGTCGTTGTCGAGGACGGTGATGACCACCTCGGCGTCCTCGCCTTTGACCAGGCGCAGCGGCGGCGTGGCCTGCTCCGTCGACAGCGTGCCGTTGTCGAGGATGCAGGTGAGGCGCAGGGTGGCCATCAGTACACGAACACCGGCTCGGCGGCGACGATGAGCGTGTTGCTCTCGGCCGTGCCGGTGCCGACGTTGCCCGACGTGAAGAGATCGGTCAGCTGCACGAACTCCCACGGTGCCGCATAGAATTTCGTCGGCGCGCCGCCGCCACCTGGCGTCCCCGGAAGAGGCAGGATGGGCGACGTGCCCCAGTCTCCTGCAGCGACGTAGGGATACTTGTGGCCGTCGTAGACGGTCACGAAGTAGGCCAGGTCGAGATTGGTGTCGTCGATCGTCAGCGGCGTCGCGAAGGTGCCGGTGTATGTCCCGACGCTGCTGGTGGGGACGGTCACGTCGACGGTCTTGATCTGCGACCCGTCGCTCGCCTTGTAGATGCGGCACGTCACCACCGTGGCCGTCGCGTCGCCCCACCAGAAACGAATCCCCGTGACGCTACCGGCCTGCGTGAAGTTGACCTTGCTCCCGACGGTGAGTGCGCCGCTGCCCATCGTGATCGCGACACGCCCCGAGCGCACTGCATCGATCGGCGACCACCACGGCTTCGCCAGCTGAGCCGTCGACGCCTTGAGCGCGAGCGCCGTCGTCAGCCCCGTCACCGTCGCCGTGCTGGGCGCGTCGATGGTGACCGTGGTGCGCTTGTTGGTCGAGTCGTCTGCCACGGTGGCGCCGATGAAGTGGAGCGTCCCGCGGGCGCGCGGGGCCGAGCCGAGCGAAGTGATGTGTTGATAGAACGCCACCTGGTCGGCGGCGTGGACGGTGGCGCCGGCGACGGCGAGGCCGACAAGCAGGCCGAGGAGAATGCGCTTCACGGGATCACCCGCAAGCTCGAGCTCGCCGCGTCGTCGCCGCTGGTGACGCCCACCCGCAGCGCCGCGACGCGCACGAACTTGGCGCCGCCGTGCGACGTGGTGATCATGCGGCCCTTGACCGTGGTGCCGGCGACCGTCGCGAAGACGAGCCCGGTGTCGGGGTCGTAGGCCTCGCCCGTCGACGCGTCCCGCCCGACGATGGGCGTCCAATCGTCCTCGTCGTCGGGATCGCCGTCGCAGACCTCGAAGCGGTAGCCGATACTCGTCGAGGCGCTGGCCGCGTCGAAGGTGCTGGTGAGCGCGGCGTGCAGCTCGGCGGTACCGGAGAGGGCGTAGGCGGTGCCGCCGACGAACGTGGTGTCGAGGTCGCCCGCGCCAAGCGCCAGGGCGCCGGGCAGGTCGAAGGGGATGCCGCGCATGAGGGCTCCTCGCTCGTTGGGCGAGCGGTGCTAGAATCGTGGAATGCGTGAGCTGCTTGTGTTGCTAGTGCTGGGCGGGTGCGGCGGTGGCGAGATCTACCTGGTCAGCGACCTCGCGGAGACATCGGAGCTGCCCGACCTGAAGCCGTCGCTCGATCTGAAACCATCGCCCCGTGACTTCACTGGCTATGTGTCGCCGGCGCCCGACCTCACGGTCGCGTCGACGCCCGACCTGTGGATGTGCCTTCTGCCGAAAACCGAGTGCGCCGCCAACGCCGACTGCTGCGGCAACGTCAACGGCACCAACCAGGGGCTGCACTGCGCGACGGCAAGTGGGAAGCCACAGCACGTTTGCTGCATGGAACTCGGCGGCTTTTGCACGACTGGCATTCCGTGCTGCCTGACGTTCAGTCAGGCCATCGCCTGGTGCGACCCGGCGACGAAGAAGTGCGTGACGCTCTAGACGTCCACGACGTCGGCGTAGGCGTAGACCGGGAACACTCGCAGGTAGGTCTGCGCCGCCGTCGAGGTCCGAATGCCGCCGAAGGCGAGGCGTTGGCCCACTCCCGGTAGATTGGCGGTGTGTGTCGCGACAAGCACGTCGTCGATATAGAAACGAACTTCCGGCGTTCCGATCGTCGTGTCGATCTCAATGGCGAACAAATTCCGCACGCCATCGGCGACGACGGGCCCAACGGCGCTGGTTGTCGTCGCCGCGCCACCACCAGCGGTCACGCAGTTCCATTTGGTCTGCGCGCTTTGCTTCTGAAAGCCTGCGAACTTCCCGGTGGCGTCGTTGTTCTTGAAGGCGCGATCCGTCTCGGCCACATCGCTGCATCCCATCAGAAACGTCGTGGTGTTGCCGACAGCGTCCTCAAGAGCGCCCGCCCACTGCACCCGGGCACGGCAACCGGTACCGCTGCCACCGGCCCTGAAGAGTCCGCCGGTGTCAGCGAGTACTGCGGGCCCGGCGCCGTTGACGGTGGCGGTGACCAGCCACACATTGTCGCCGCTCTGCGTGCCCGGCAGGATGAGCATGCACGGCGACTGCGAGTCGTTCCCTACGAGGCCGCTCTTGACGCCGCCGGCCGTGCTCGCCGTCGACACCGAGCGCCAGTTGGTCGCCATGCCGTTGGGTTGGATGGGTCCGGCGATGTTGGCGAAGCCGAGCCAGTTCTCGCGGAAGCGCATGCCCGGCGCGTAGTCGCGCATCTCGGCGGTGTGGGTCAGCCAGTCGATGTAATCGGCCGTCGTCTTGAATGCCTGCTCGACGCTGGCGGCGTTGCGGAAATCCAGGCCGGCGGGAAGGACGAGCTTCGGACTGACGTCGGCCCCTGGTGCGGGGCTCGGCGCCTGCGTCGCTGTCCGGTCGCCCGTGTAAGTGCTGCTCATGTCAGGTCTCCGTCGTGGTCCAAGTGACGCCCGTTGCGTCGTCGTCCCAGAGGCCGCCGTCGTCCCAGATACCGACCGGCCAATCCCAGAGCTCGCCGATGAGCGGCACGACGATCGACACGAACGTGGCCTTGCCGCCCCGCCACCGGTTGCCGAGGCGGCGGATCTGATTGACCTCGGCCGACGTCGGCGCCGTCAACTCCGTTGGTGGGTCCTGCACGTCGGTCCAGCTCGACGGCACCGTCGAGAAGATGAGCGAGAATCGCGAACAGAAGTCGTCGTCAAGGTCGAAGAGGAGCCAGGGGTAAAACGGGATCCCGTCGGAGTCACAGGCTATGGCGTTGTTGCCGGCGGGGTGTCCGACCGCCGTGCCGCCAGTGTCGAGCTCGATCTCGCCTGTCCCGGTGTTGATCGTCAGGATCAGGAACGGTGTACCGACGTCGAGCGCCAGGTAGCCGCCGACGCGGAAGGGAGTGGTGTCGGTGACGAAGACGCTGGTCGAGCCGATCGGCGCGGTGGCGGTCAGCGGCGAGCCGGCGAAGTCGCCGTGCACGAAGGGGTTGGCGCCGAGCGTCGTGATGAACATCTTCACGTCGTCCCGGTTGGGCACGTCCCTGCTGACCGTGTAATCTGGCAGCGCCGTCGCCGCTGGCACCAAGAAGAACGCGCGCCCGTTCTGCTGCACCAGCACCGGCCGCCCGTTGTCGTAGTCGTAGCCGACACCCTCGAGCGCCAGCAGGAAGCCCAGCGCCGTCGCCGCCAGCCGGTGCGTCGGGATCGCGTCGATGAGCCGCTGCGCCAGGTGCTCGTTGGTCTCGGTCGCTCCGGCTTCGATCTGCCGCTCGCTCGCGGTGAGCGCGTTGGCCTCGGCGCTGGCGAACTCGGGCATGTGCTCGAGCACGCCCTGCAGCGCGAGCTCGCGTGCGCGGTCGCCGAACGACGCGGCCAGGCCGCCCATGATGCGCTTGCCGACCTCGCCGAGGAACCCGAGCCGCAGTCCTTTGGCCCACCGCTCGAACTCGCCGCTCATGACGTCGCGACCCAGCTGAAGTCGGTGGCAACGTCCTGTGTCCAGTAGGCCTGCTCGAACGCGCCGGAGGTGACGGGCAGCACTAGATCGGCGGCGGCGCCGTTGATGGTCAGGGCCGTGTCGTCGAACCGGGTCACGCCTGGCGTGGTGCGGATGAGGCTGGCGACGTAGGCGTGGTCGACGCGACCGTTGATGGTCAGTACGGAATTGGTGTCGAGACCTGCGAAGTACTTCTGCAGTCGAATCTGCATCGCCGACTGCGTCACCGCGCGCATCGACGACTTGACGTAGACGGTGGCGGCGGCGAGCGTGATAGTCCGTGAGGCCGGCGTGGCGACGACGGGAAGATCGGTCAGCATCGACCAGACGTCGAAGAAGGCCTGCACCGTGGCGACGACGCCGATCGGGAGGGGCGCCCCCTGGCCGGCGATGTAGATCAGCAGCTTGTTGTTGATCGTCCCGTCGGTCTGGACGAAGGCGATCACCACCTGCCTGCTCGCCGAGAGGGCGAGCGCGACGTAGCCGCTGATCGTCGGCGAGATCGGGATCCAGTTGCCCGTCGCCGGATCCTGCGGGAAGGCCAGCGACGGATAGAGCCCGCGGCAGCGGGTGCCGAGCGCCTGGGGCGTCTCGATGTCGCGGCCGACCTCGATGATGTCGGATCCGGGCGCCTGGAAGTAGTAGCCGCTGCCCTGGATGAAGGCGCTGGCGGGCGCGTCGCCGTTGGTCAGGGTGATGGTGATCCCGGTGCTGCCCGCGTCGACGACCGACGCCGCCGTCGTGGGCGACGAGAAGGCGCCGCCATTGATCGAGTAGGCCCACGACGCGGCGCCGGCCTGGCCCGTCGCCAGGATGCGGATGGCGATCGTGTAGTCGCCGTTCGGCACGCCGGTCGGGGTGACTACGCCGAAACCGGGACCGATCTGGGTGACGTCGCTGAAGTCGGACGACGGGTTGGTCGCCTCCACGCCGGGAAGGTTGGCTGTGACCATGCCGATCGTCGCGTCGGACGGGTCGTTGCCGTAGACGCGACCGAGGGTCGAGTCGGTGGCGAACTCCGAGCGGAAGGTCAGGCTGATCTCGTCGTTCGCCGGGATCGTGACGCCGTCCTCGTCGAGCACGTACCGATTTCCCGACGGGAACGAAATGATGATGTCGCCCGAATTCAGCGATGAGTACTGGCGCGCGGTGCTGTTGGTGAAGAGGATCTGCCGGCGTGTGTAGGTCGCCGCAATTCGGTCGACGGAGTAGCGCTGCTTGGCGACGAGGGTGCACCAGGGCGTGACGTCAATCCCGTTCGGTGCCTCGACGAAGCCGAAGGCCCAGTCCTCGAAGTTGGCGGCAGTGAAGGCGGCGATCATCCCCCGCACGTCGACGCCCAGTTTGGAGATGGCGAAGACGGCGGCGCGGTAGATGCCGCCCACGATCCAGTCGGTCACCCGCACGCGCTGGCGGACGAGCTCGGGCAGCACGTCCTGCTGCATCAGCTCGGCCTGCGTCGGCAGGGCGAGGATCTCGTCGAAGGTCGGAGTGGCCATCAGCTCCCCATCAGCAGCGACGCGGTGACCTTGTCGACGGTCAGCACGAAGGCGGTCGGTCCGTCCTGCCCCTCGGCTTCTACGGCGATCCGAACTGCGCCGGCGAGGTAGGTGACCGTCACGTCGACCGAGGTGACGGTCGGATCGGCGCCGAGCACCTGCGCCGCCTGCGTCTCGCGGGAGCGCAGGGTGGTCGCGTTCGGGCGATCGCCGAGCCACTCGCGGACGTCGATCGAGTCGTAGGCCTCGAAGTCGCCGATCTCCTCAAGGCAGCCCGTCGGATTGAGCAGCCGCCGCGCGAGCGCGTAGGCCCGGTTGAGCGCGCCCGAGACGAGCACCTCGGGATCGGGCAGGTCGTCGAGCGCTGCGACGTCGACGCCGGTGTCCATGCTACCGGCCTCGCTTGGCGCGCCGCGCGTGCTTCGCCGCTGCGGCCTGCTGGGCGAGTACGGCGTGGCGATCGAGGATGACGACGGCGCCCTGGCGCTGCGCCGTGATGGTGGCGGCCCAGGAGTGCGGCGACACGGCGCCCATCCCGTCGATGCGTGCGGCCTCGTCGACGGTCAGCGGCTTGTTCATGGAGACCTCACACGATCGGCAAGAACTTGTCGGTGCCTGGCGCCAGCGTTGCGGGGTTGCCGCCGGTGTTGTCCTTCTGTAGCCCGCCGACGGCAGCACCTATCTTCGCCGCACCGTTGGCCTGGATCTCGGCGAGGATGCCCGTCGCGATGGCCAGCCACGATGCGTCAGGGTCGAGGTCGGTTCCGGCGTTGGCCGGGTCGACCTCGTACTTCCCGGTGCCGATGTTGAATACGGGCGGGATCGAGGTGTCACCAACGGGCAGCGCCGCGATCGCCGTCTTGATGGCCAGCGCCATGCCCGCCGCCGTCATCGCCATCAGGCGTCCTTCTGCTTCACCAGTGAGGCGCGGTCGCGGCCGAGCTTCGCCTCGACGCCAGCGACGACAGCGACGCGCCATGCGTTCTGTTCGTCGGGGGCCAGCTCCGCCCACGGCGTCGCCTTCTTGCCGCGCGCGTGAAGGAAGGCCTCGTACCCGACCTGGCCGAGATCACGCCCCATGCGTCACCTTGTCGTTCTTGTAGTCGTCGGCGGTGGTCGTCGCGACCGTGGCAGACGAGAGGTTGCCGGCCAGCACGATCTGCTGCTTCACTGGCGAGCCAGCGGTGCCGCCCTGCAGTATCGTCGTCAGCGTCGTCGACACGAGGTCCTTGATGTCGTCGATGATCGACTCGAGGACCGACTTGGACGCGCTGCCGCCGAGCTTGATCTTCCCGCTGCCGCTGATGTTGAGCTGGATGTCCTTGTCGCTGCCCGCCGTGAGAATGAGCTCGCCGCCCTTGATCTCAAGCTTCACCAGCTGCGCCCCGCTCTCCCACATCGGAACGGCGCGCGGCTGGGACGGGTCTCCGCCCTCCCATAGTAGGTGAACGACGGCGCCCTTCTCGACGACGACGACGGCGCCGGGGATCCCGACGAGCTGCCTGACGCCCTTGTGGCCGTCCACTCGCGAGCTCGCAGGCTGCACGTCCACTGTCGAGCCGTCGGTCGCTGCCGCCTGCACCTCAGCGCGGTACGGAGCCAGGCGGTCGATGCGTGGTGGCTTGCCGGGATCGTCCTCGAGCCCGAGCGCGCGCCGCACTGCCCGCTGAAAGGTTGCCTTCAGACCGTCGCCCACGTTCGCACCTCGCTGGGCTCGATCCAGTGGTCGACCGCGACGACCTTGCCGACGTCAGCCAGGTTCACGCCGGGCAGCAGCGCCGGGGTCGCAGGCGCGATCACCGTGCGGCGCTCGGCGGGGAAGTAGTCGACCACCTCGGCATCGTCGGGGAGCGTGGCGCCGGGCCACGACTCGGCGCCGATCCAGATCGTGCCGTCGGAGAGGATGCGCCAGCCGATCGCGCTACCGCTCGCCACGCTGGCGAAGGCGGCGAGCTCGTCGAGCGCGGCGCCCGCCCGCTGCTGGCCCAGCGACCAGGCCGGCAGCGACAGGTTGAGCACATCGTCCGCGATCGTCGACGAGAGGGTCTCGCCGCTGGCCTTGGCGATCGCGTTGAGCGGGTCTCGTAGTTTGCCGTCCTTGTAGGCGCCCTTGACCAGCTTCGCCAAGCCGCCGTTGCCGCCGACCACGAAAACGTGTGCGGCGTCGAGCTGGACGCCGCCCTCGACGATGAATCCGTTGAGCAGCAGCCCGCCCTCCGCCTTGATGAGACAGGCTCCCGAGGGTGTCGTTGGCGTGTCGAGCACGAACCGGGCGAGCCAGGCGTCGCGCAGCTCGAGGTGAATCTCCCCGTGGAGCACGTCCGCGCTGGCGCAGGTGACGAGCGACATCAGGTCCTCGGCGGCGCGGTGGTGCTCGGCTGCTGCGACGGCAGCGGGTTGCGGCGCTGGGTGTCCTCACGGCGCTTGTTCGGGATGGAGGCGGTGCCCTTCGCCGTCTTCGTCTCGCCCTTCTTGGGCGCCATCTTCTCGCGCAGGTGGATCGTCATCTTGCGTGCGCGCGGGCCGAGCGGGCTGGATTGCAGCGCCGTCGAGCCGATGACGATCACGGAGGTGACCTTGAGGATCCTCGTCGCTGGGTGATCGAACGTCAGGATCTTCGGAGTAGTGCCCGGCGCCGGCAGAAGGTCGGCGCAGATCGACGTTAGCCAGTCGACCTGCTCGTCGGTCCAGACAGTGACCTCGACGTCAAACTCCTCGGGCGGGATGCCGTGCGTCGTCGGGTTGCCGCCTGACTTGCCGGCCGCCTTCTTGACGTCCACCTGCATCTTCTTGCCGCCCTTGGTGATGTCGCACCGACCGGGCAGAGCGATGCCGCCGATGATGGCCGTGTCCCACCCACCCCGGATGAGCGGTCCGCTGCCGCTGCCTGGCGGGCCGAGGCGAGGAAGCTTGCTCACGCTGCCTCCTCGAAGATCTTGCGGACCTCGACGCGCACCGCCTGCGCGATGCGCTGCACCGCCTGGCCCTCGCTCTCGTCGCGCTGACCGGGCGGCAAGGTGACCGCGATGCTGATGTCGCCGATCGTGCGGACGCTCGACGACGTTGCGGTCGCGAGCCTGTCTAGCGCCGCGCCCTTCGGCGGGGCCATCACCGCGTCGTTGACCATGCGCCGCGCCGCGTCGCGCGGCGCGCTGTCGTCCATGCCGACCGCCATCCCTCGCGCCAGGTCCATGCCGAGACGGGCGAAGAGGCGGGAGGGGCTGTGCCGCTCGGCCTTTTCGTCGGCGCCGGCGGCGACGGCTCCGATCATGTCGGCGCCCGCCTGCTTGCCTTCGCCCTGCCCCTTGGCGAGCCCCTTGTTGAGCCCGTCGAGGAGGTCCATCGGCATCTGCGCCGAGATCTCGTTCTTCTTGGCGTCGGCCTCGGCGGTGAGCACCGGCCCGAGTCCGACCTTCTTCGCGAAACCGCCGAAAGCGTAGACGGCCTTCGTGAAGCCCTGAAACTGGACAAGGAGCTCGTGGTACCACTTCACGGCGTCGCGCACCGTCTCGACGACGCCCTTCATCGTCTCGCCCATCGCGCGCAGCCCGTCCTTGTTCGACAGGAAGCCGAGCATGAATTTGGTCGCGTCGGCCAGGAGGTTGCCGATCTCCGCCATCAGCTGCTTTCCCTGGTCGCCCGACATCACCTCGATGAAGTTGTCGAGGACGCCCTGCAGCGTCTTCATCCCCTCGCCGTCGGCGAGCTGCTTGAGGAGGTTGTTTGGGAGGTTCTCGAGGCGGCGCAGCGTCGCACCGAGCGTCTTGCCGCCCTCGAGCGCCGCGACGCCAAGCGCACCACCTTGCCGCACCGCGATCTCCTTGTAGGCCGTGTGGAGCAGATCCTCCGACGACAACTTGCCCTTCTCGGCGAGAGCCTTCGCACGCTCCGCCGACACGCCCAGGTCCTCGGCGAGGCTCTTGTAGAAGTCCTTCTCGTTGATGCCCAGGCCGACGAGCTGCTTCGAGCTGACCTCGCGCTTGATCGAGATGGTCTTGAACGCGTCGAGCGCCGACTGGAATCCCTCGAGACCAGTGTTCTGCCTCGCCGAGATGTCGGCGGCCGCGGTCGCCATGTCGTCGAGGACGTTCACGTCGCGGATCCCCGCGTCGAGCAGGGGGAGCAGCGCCTTCTTGACCTCGTCGTCGTCGAAGCGGGTGTTGCTGAAGCTGTCGGCGAGCCGGTTGACGGCCTCGGCCTTGTCACCGGCGGTGAGCTTTACTGCGAGGTTGAGGTCCTGATAGGCGGCGCTGCTCTTGATCGCCGACCGACCGAGATCGATCACCGCCGACGCCAGCGACGTAACCACGCTGACCGCAGCGGCGATCCCATCGGCGATGTTGAAGCTGAAGAGACTGCCGCCCTTGGACAGCGACGAGAAGTCGAGCGAGAGTCCGCCGACCGTCGACTTCATCTTGCCGAGCTCGGCCTCGAAGAGCGCCGCGTTCTTCTTCGCCTCGGGGAGGTTCTTGTTCGCGTCGCCGAGACCCTTGTTGATCGGGGCCAGCGTCGCGGCGAAGGACCCGGTGAGGTTGAGCTGGAAGTCGAGAGCCACGGCTACCTCCTCGGCGTCCAGGCGTCGGCGAGACGAATCAGCTTCAGCTTGAACTCGACGTCGATGAGCGCCGCGGCGCGCTGGCCGGGCGTGGGGTTCGCGATCCCGCGCAGCTCGAGTTCATCGTCGGCGGCCGATAGGATGTCGCCGTCGTGCGCCCGCCTCACGCGGGCGAGAATTCCCCCAGCTCCACCTCGACGTTGTTGCCGACGAGGGACAGGATCTCCCCGGTGATCGAGATGGCCGCGCCTGGCCAGCGCGCGAGCATCTCCGTCAGCGCTATCGACTTGCCGTCCGTCCGCGCCACGGCCGGCACGCGCGCCTCGACGAGCTCGCGCACACGCTCCCACGCATCGGCGTCGGTCTTTGCCGTTGCCGACTCGAAGAGGCGCCAGGTCGCGCCGTCGGGCGGATCGATCGCCAGATGGATCTCGACGCCGTGCGGGGCGATGCGCCGCCAGACAGCGTGCGGGCGCGATGCGAGCGCGGCGGCGATCGTCGCCGGCGGCTCTTCCTCCTCCGTCCACGTCGCCGAGACCGGCGCCTGGCCGACCTTCTTGCCGATGCTCTCGAGGACGTTGGCCGCAATGCCAGGCCAGCGCTGGTGCCACGTCGCCCAGGTGCGGCGATCGGGCCAGAGCAGGCAGTCCTTGATGAGCTGCTCGCCGATGCCGCCCGACTCGCGTCGCTGCTGGATCGCGGAGCGCACGATCGTGTTCCACGCCGGCGACACCTTCTCGCCATCGGGCATGACGCAGGCGCCCGTCGGGTTGCCGAGGATGAGTGGTAGGCGCTGCTTCTCGCCGCCGTCACCGATCACAGTGAGATGGGCGGGTTGCGGGTAGCGGTGCGCGTGGAGCGCGAGGAGCTGCGCCAGGTCGTCGCCTGACGGGAGGGGAGAAATCTTGAGGGACACCGACTACTCCTGCTGCGAGTACTTCACCGGGTTGCCGTCCTGAAGGTCGGGGTCGTAGATGAAGATCGGGATGTCGTTGACCAGCACATCCTGGTTGTCGGTGGACTTCCTCATCTCCTTCTGGAATTTCATCGTGAAGGCGTCCTTCTTGAGGTTGTCGAGGCGCGGGCCGAAGGTGACTGTGACGCGGAACTCGATTTGCAGGATACCGAGCTCCGGCACCTGCTCGGCCGCCCACTTCTTGATCTCGAACCACTCCGACAGGCGCATGGTGATCGCGCCGGTGGTCTTGAGGTTGTCCATCGTCCAGCCGTCGATGTCACCCTCGGCGTTGTTGGTCGCCTTCGTCTCGGCGCTGAACTCGTAGGAGATGTCCTTGAACGTCTTGACCTCCTTCGTGTCGCCGCTGATGGCCAGCTCAAGGCCAACGTTCGCATGCTGGTACTCGGCCCCGTTGACGGTGTTGCTGCGGTTGGCCACGGTTACCCCTCCACGGTGAGAACGCCGGAGTAGAAGACCTCGCCGCTGACGTCGGAGACGAAGCCCAGCTTCTGGAGCGTGTAGTTGATGTCGAGGCGCCGCGGCGTGGTGCCGAGCTGCGACGAGCGGACGATCGAGGCGGAGACGGACGAGGCCTGCGGCGTCTTGAAGTCGCCGCCCTTCATCATGCCGAGCGACCGCTTGGCCGCCCGATCCACGATGGTGTCCCAGGCGAGCGCCTTCTTCTCGGTGATGGTCCCGTCGGGGTTGGTCGGGGGCTTCTGGCCGAGGAACCCGTCGGCGACCACGCGCAGCGCCGTCAACATGACGTTCAGCGCGCGCACGCCCTCGGCGTCCTGGAAGTCGTCCTGCGTGGTGAGGTTCTTCCAGCCGTAGCCGCCGCTGGTGATGCTCAGGTAGGCCTCGCGCGGGCGGCTGCGGTAGGTGCAGATGGTGTTGATCTGGACGTCGTCGAGGCCGGGCGTCATCGCTTCGTCGCGGCCGATCTCGGTGATGCGGAGCTTGCCCTTGGGCTCGAGCGCGGCGACCGACTCCCGCGGCTCGGTGTCGACGTAGCGGTCGACGACGGCCCAGCCGAGCGGCCGCTTGAGCTGCATGCTGCCGCTGCCCGCCAGCTGCGAGACCATGCGGTGCGTGCCGGCAAAGACGGACGTGCGCTGCAGGTCGAGGCCCTCGCGCGCGGCCATGATCACCGCGTCGGTGTCGTTGACGTCAAGGATGGCGACGGCGCTGTCGATCACGATATCGTTGAGCGCCGGGCACTCGACAATGATCTCCTGGTCGAGCCCCGCGTCGAAGGCGGTGACCATCGCCGCGTCCGACGCTTCCGCTGCGGCGAAGGCGTCGGCGGTGGACGAGGGGAGCGTGGCGACGTGGACGAGGCAGGTCTTAAAGGTGCGATCGCTGCGCAGCGCCTCGAGCGCATCGGTCAGGTCCGACGTGGTGAAGTTGGGCCCGGCGGTGAAGAAGGCGTAGGTGTCGTCGACCACGAAGTCGTCGGCGCAGGTCAGCACCAGGCCGGTCCCGCGGATCACCATCTTCCCCGACGTCGGGATCACCTGCGGCGGCCGCGTGGTCGTGCCACCGTCGACGCTGACGCCGAGGATCGCCGTTCCGAGCGCGCCGGCCTTCTTGACGGTGAGCTTGACCTCGTAGTTGTCGATCGGGTCGCTCTCGGCGGTGACGCCCTCGATGTCGCCGTTGTCGACGCCGTTGTGCTCGAGGATGTCGAAGCCGAGGCGGTTGGTGGACGCGCTCTTGATCTGCACGCCCTTAGGCGCCCCGCCGGCGGTCGAGCTCGCCAGGGTGAGCGCGCCGGCGGTGGGGCCCGACACGACGGCGTTGAGGCTGGCGCCAGTCACGACGAGGGCGGTGTCGAGCTCGTCGGCGGTGGCGGCGTCGAGAAAGGCGATGGTCTTGGAGACCGCGCCGCCGCCGTCCTTGTCGACGGTCGCGGTGCCGGCGGTGCCGAGGCCCGTCGCGAATCCGAGATCGGTCAGCAGGGCGCCGGTACCCGAGACGATGCGCACCTTGCTCCCTGTGCCGTACCGGTCCGAGCGAATCTTGATCTGATTGGTGGCGTCGATCGCCGTCGCACCGATCAACTGCGAGTTGATCTTCGCCAGCGCCAGAGCCTCGCTGTTCTCGCTGCCGGCAAAGGTGATGGTGTGGTCGGTGTTGAGGTCCTCGTTGATGCGGACCACGAAGCTGCCAGCGACGCCGGCGTTGACGGCACCGCTGCCCGTCTTGAAGCCCTGGGTGCCGCTGAAGGTGAAGACCTGCGGCGTGCCCTCGTCGATCGACACGTCCCAGTGCTCGGTGAGATTGATGTGGAAGGGTCCAACGCTCGAGGTGACAGAGCCCGGCGTGGCGGCGCCACCCGACGTGACGATCACACCGTCGACGCCGACTGAGAGAGTGCTTCCCTCGGCGTAGATGCCCTCGGCGAACGAGAGGCGGCAGAAGGTGCCGGGCACGCGGTAGACCCACGGATCGGGACCGACGCTGACCACCGGATCGGAGTAGTTGCCGGTGCCGCCGACGCGGTACTTGAGCGAGAAGGTGCCGACGCCGCCGGCCTCATCGATGATGATGTCGACGACCTTGTGCGGCGCGGTGTCGACGGTGACGCTGCCGGATCCGCTGCCGAGGTGCACCACCTCACCGAGCGCGCCGGGGACGGTCGGCTCGATCGACATGCCGTAGGCGGTCTGGCCACCGCGCAGGCGCATCGCCATCGCCTCGGGGAGCTGGCCCGCGTCGAGGAGCGTGGCGAGGCCAGAAGGGTCGCTGATCTTGGTGACGACGTTGGGCGTCCCCAGCGTGGAGACGGCCATTTGCACCACCGCGCGCGCCAGCTGGGCGCCGGAGACGCGCTGGCGCCCTCCGCCGGCGGTGACGTGCATCCGATTCGAGCCGAGGGACATGCGATCCTCCGATCAGGTGATGGTGCCGTCGATGCTGGTAGCGTCGACGCGGCCCTCGCCCTCGGCGGGCGGCGCAGCGGCGACGAAGCGGACGATGAAGGTCATCTCGAGGTACTGGCCCTGCAGTCCGGTGTCGGGGTCACGCGGCCAGACCACCTGGTAGGTCTTGCGGTCCCAGAAGTAGCCAGCGGGCTGGACCCTGTTGCCGATGGCCTGCTCGTCGAGCGCCTGGATGAACCAGCGCTTGAGGTTCCAGCCGCCGCCGCCGGTCTTGGCCCACAACTGCGCCAGCATCCGCACGTCCTCGTCAGCGATGGCGTCACCGACGTTGGCCGGTGGTCTACCGTCGGAGATGACAGGGAAGATCACGACGCGGTTCGCGGCGGTCTCGAGAGACTGCGACGGTGCCCAGGGGAAGACGCGGACGCCGCGCGAGGAGAGCGCCGACGTCTGGGCGAGGAGCTCGGCGAGGTCCGTGATGGGATCGTCGTCGGCCATGTCACCTCGCTACTTCGCGGACGCTGTCGCCGCGAGTTCCCGACATGGGCCACAGTGGAGCGCACTGGCGCTGCCTGTCCCGACGAGTGTCCATCCTTGCGGCAGGTGAAACCGAATCGAACGCCCAGCGCTCGCCGTGACGGCGCACATGTCGATGACGGCGACGGGGTTGGTCTTGCCGCAGCCGACGCAGGAAATCGTGATCACTTCGCCGCCCGCTCGTACCAGGCCTGCATGCCGTTGGTCGCGCCCTGGCCCACCGCCTGCGCCCACCGCGGCGGCAGCGCGCCCTCGGGTACGATCGCGCGCGCGGGTAGCACACGCTGGCCGACGGTGTGCGCCCTCGAGCGCACGTCCTGCCACGACTTCGGGCCCTGCCAGCCCTTCGCGGCGCGCGCCTGGCTGACGAGCTTCCCCTTGCGGAAGATCATCGTCTGGCCGGCTGCCTGCCGCGACGGGAATGTGTGCCCGTGCTGGTGCGCCTCGAGCCACTCGACCCGCAGCGACATCGCTGCGCCGCCGGGGATGGGCGATCCGGTGAAGGCCTGTGGCAGCTTGCGCGAGACGAGCGCCGGGCGACCGCGCACCGTCGGCGTCAGCGGCGAACCGTCAGGACCGATGCCGCTGGTGAACTGCTCGCGCAGCAGGCCGCGGACCTCGCTGATGACGCCGCGCGCGACCTGCGCTTGCGACGCGCCGCCGGTCTTCGAGAGATCGGCGATGCTCCGCTCGAGCTTGCGCAGCCCGTTGAAGTCACCGTCGAGGGGCATGCGGTCACCAGCCTCGCGGGGTGTCGCTCGTTGGATAGGCCAGGATGGCGGCGGTGCCGTCGACGCTGCTACCGACCAGATCGGTCGCCGCCTCGGAGCCGACGCCGACTCCCTTGAACCACGCTTCCGCCGCCGCCGCATCGGCGCGCACCTGGTCGTCGCCGACGTTCGCGCCGGGCGGTGCCATGCCCTTGGCGCTCTTGAGGCGCATCTTGATCAGGTCGGTGGCGCGTGACCTGATATCGCTGCCCCAGGAGATGAGCGGCGGTGTCACCGTCGGCTTCATCCATCCGAGAGCGCTGTCCGTCACGCTCTGCTTCTGCGCCGCGAGCTCGGCCGCGTTGAACTGCGACGTCACTTCCGCCGAGAGCCCATAGAGCGGCATCTCGGCGTCGGTCACCAAGTGAGCGTGAGGCACGTCCTACCCCTTGCCGCGCTTGCCGGCGTTCGCCGCGCCGACGATCGCGGACTGCGCCTGTCGCAGCTCGCCCTCGAGCTGCACGATCTTCGCGCCCGACTCCTCTGCTTGCTTCATCGAGGAGACGCGCAACGCCTTCAGCTCCTCGATGTCGGCCTGGTGATTGAGGTGGGCATTCTTGATCTGCTCGTCGAGATCGACCAGGCGCGCCTTGAGCGCGTTCATCTCCGAGAGCTCGCCCTGCTCGCCGCCGACGACCGTGACGCTGATGAAACGGTCCGCCTTGAGCGCCTCGACGTCGATCGGTGAAATCTCGTTGGAGTAGGTGACGACGCTGCGCCCCTCCTGGTCGAGCGTCACGCGCGGCGCCTTCGGTTGGTCGACGACGTTGAGAAGAATCGGATCCTTCGTCCAGGCGCGACCGGCGCGCCGGCGGAAGTTGTGGCCGGGCGCTGGCATGGCGCGAACGGAGATCTGCATGATGGGCTCCTGACGCTGCCGTCGAGAGGCAACGCATGGGGCCGGCGCTCCACCAAGAGAAACGCCAGCTGGTTGAGCTGCTGGTTACGCCTGGCTGGCGACCGCGAGCTGCGGCAGCGTGTAGCTCGCCTCGTAGCGCGCGTCGGTGCCGATGCGGACCTTCTTCTGGTCGTAGTAGATCTGGCTGCCGGGTCCCTGCTCGTTGCTCTCGACCGCCTGGCGCCGCTGGAACATGATCGGCATGATGCCGTCGTCCTCGGCGGTGAGGTACCAGGTGGTGTCGCTGGTGAGGAACGCGTTCTCGACGGGCTCGGCCTTGCCGTAGAGCGGGTTCTCGGTGGCGCCGCTGGTACCGAAGAGCGAGTAGCTCGCGGCCGCGGTGAGGTTCTTGACGCCGAGGATCGCGTCGGCCGCGTCCATCAGCGCCGACGGGTACATCAGCTTCAGGCCGGTGCCGACGGGGACGGCCGGCGAACCGTCCTCGAGCTTGAAGGAGTGGAGCCGCTTGAGCGCCTTGTAGAAGTTGGCGTGCGTCAGCGGCGACCCGGTGAGGAGGTTGCCGTAGGTGCCGCTGGTGATGCCCTCGACGTCGACCGGGTGATCGGTGTCGAAATAATACTGGCCGTCGTAGCAGAGCGCCGAGAAGCCAGCCTCGAGCGTCGCCGCGCAGAGCAGATCCTTGTGACGCGCCCACTTCGCGCCGTTCTGGCGCGCGCGCATCACCGCCGCCGCCACGAGGCTCGACAGATCGTCGCTGATCTGGTTGACGTCGAACTCGTAGGAGAGCTCCCACGAGCGGTTGACGACCTCCCAATAGCGGGTGCCGAAGCTGTTGTGCTTCCGGCTTCCCTTCCACTCACGCACCGTGGCCTGATCGCCGAGCCAGGCGTGCAGCGTGCTGCGGCTCGACGACGGCACCTCGACGGCGTACTTCGGCGACACCACGGGCGCCGAGTCGAACGCCTTGATCATCGTGGCGTTGAACTCCTGAAAGATGCGATTGATCGCGGCCTGGACGTTGACGCTCATGCGGTTCTCCGTCGGGGCAGACGCCCCGCATCACGCGCCTTCGGCGCGTTGGTTGGATGACGGGGCGGAGCCCCGGGGTGGTGGTCGGTGGTGCCAGGGGCGAAGAACTACGCGCTGACGACGCTGCTCGGGTCGCTGACGACCTGCCAGCGGAGCGCGCCGCCGACGGTAACCGCGACGAGGTAGACGAAGTCGCGCGCCGAGGTCAGCGTGATCGTCTTGTCGCCGCCCTTGTTGAGGTTCTGCGCCGAGGTGATCGTGCGTGCGCCCGACGTGTCCGTGTCGAGGACGAGGACGAGCCATTGACCCATGAAGGTCGGGATGGCCAGGGTGTTGGTTTCGGCGCCGGCGGTGGTGATGGCGACGACGCCTGACGCCGTGACCGGGATGGCGGCGCTGGCCGCGGCGGCGATGGTGTTGGCGGTCGCCGCGCTGGCCTGCGGGCCGTTGTGCGTCTCGATGTTGGTCGACTTGCCGATGGTGACGGCGCCGGCCGAGGTGCCGATGGCGATCGCGCCGTCGGCGCCCGATCCGTTCTTCGCGCCGCCCTGGATGCTGACCGCGCCGCCGTCCGCGTTGCCGGCCGTGCCCGCGCCGCCGACGAGGCTCGCAGCGCCACCGGTGCCGCTGGCGCTGCCGCCGGCGCCGCCCGTCAGGCTCGCCGCGCCGCCCGCGCCGGTGGTGTCGCCCGCGCCGCCCTTGAGAGCGTACGCGCCGCCGGTGCCGCTGGTGCCCGACTTACCGGCCGCCATGGTCAGCGCGCCGCCGGCGGTGGCCGCGGTGGTGGTGTCGGCCACCTTGACGGTATGCGCCGCCTCCTTGGCGAAGGTGGGATCGGCGCCCGAGGCGAAGGTCTTGATCCCGGTGAACGTCTCGGCGCCGGCCAGGTGGGCGGCGGCCGCGTCGGTCACGGTGATCATGTCGAGCGCGAGCGCGCCCTTGACCTTGCCCATCTCGACCCAGACGCCATCGGCGTCGAGGTGATGGAAGAAGCCGGCCGGCGAGAGGCCGGTGACGAGCTTGCTGATCGTCTCGTCGTCTTCGATGTAGGCAATGAGACCGGGCTGGTCCGACGAGAGGAAGGGCTGCGTCCCCGAGTTCTTGAAGCAGAAGATGCCCTCGTTGTAGCGGACGTACTGCGCGCCGTCGGCGAGCTGGCCCTTGGGCCCCGTCGAGGTCGCATCGTAGCGGTCGATGCCGCGGTTGGTTTCCGCGACGCCGACGCCGATATTGCCGGTGCCGCTCGCACCGGCGAGCGCGCGCCCGCTCGTGTCGATCATCACGATGCCGCCGGCGATGACGACCGTGTTGCCCTTCTGGGGGGCGAAGTCCTCGAGACCGGAACCGGCGTAGTTGCGATTCTGCTTGCCGCTGGTGAGCGCCATCGGTTTGTTCTCCTGTTGAGTGGGTCGGATCAGCGCCGATGGCGCTTTACTTGGTGGTGGTCTCGGCGCGCTGCTTGTTGCGGTCCAGCGCGGCGTTGGTCTTCGTCGCGATCTCGGCGATCATCTGCGCGGTGGCGTCGAGCTCCTGGCTCTCGGCCACGCTGTCGCGCCGCGGCTCGACGAAGGGCTGCGCGGCGACGGGCGGCGCGCTCTTGGTGTAGGACTGGATGGTGCGCAGGTCGCTCGCGCTGATGTCGACGCTGCACACCGCGTCGAGGAGCGACTCACGGGTGATGGGATCGAAGGCCTTCCCGTCAGGGCTCTCGGCGGAGGCGATCATCTTCTCGATCGCCGCGACCATCGAGCCGCGCTTGCCCTCGTCGGCCACGAAGAGCGGGATCGTGTTCTGGAGCGCGCCAAGAGAAAGCCGCGCCGGCTGCGCACCCTGGGCGGAGAGCGCCCGCTCGAGCGTGACGCGGAGCTCGCGGTGGATGTCGTTGGCGGCCGCCTGCTCGGCCGCGAGGCGGATCGCGGGCAGCTGCTTGAGCGCGTCGGCGCCGCTGACGATGAGGCCGATCGCCTCCTCGCCAGTCTTGGCTGAGGTCGCCGCCAGCGCGCGCTGCTCGAGCTGCACCAGGGCGTTGACGCGCGCGAGGTAGGCGCCGGGTTTGGCGTCGTCCGCGAGGCCCATCGCCTTGGCGCCGCTGCGGTAGCAGGCGCTGCAGTAGCAGTCCTCACTGCCGCTCATCGACTTGCCGCAGCCGTCGCACTCCTCGTCGTCCATCGACGCCGCGGGGTTCTGTGCTTCGCTCATGTTCGTCCTCGCCGCGGCGCGCGCGCCCGGCCACGTGGGGGTTGCGGGACGCATCGCCACCATCTCGGCGAGGACGCCCTCGAAGCTGCCGATCGCGTCGGCCATACCTGCGTCGACGGCGGCCGCGCCGATCATCACGTCGCCGCGTCCGAAGCTCTTGCCCACCGTCGCCGCCGAGACCTCACGGCCCCTGGCGACGGCGCCGATGAAGATGGCCGCGATGTCGTCGGCCCGCGCCTGCAGCCGGGCGACGAGGCTGTCGTCTACGGGCGTGCTGCGCTTATCGGGCGACTGCGACGAGACAATCTCGACATTGCGGATGCCCTTGATCTCGTCGGCCTTGCTGTCGTCGACGACCGTGATGCGGACGCCGATCGATCCCAGCATTGCCGTCTCGGCGCAGACGATGCGGTCGGCCGCCGAGGCGAGCCAGTAGGCGGCGCTGGCGCAGGTGCCGCCGGCGTAGACGTGGATCGGCTTGACGTCGCAGGCGGCGCGGATGGCGTCGGCGAGTTCGCCGCAGCCGTTGACCTCGCCGCCGGGCGAGTCGACGTTGAGCAGGATCGCGTGAACGTCGGCCGCGTCGAGCGCCACCTGCATGTCGCGGCGGATGGCCGCGTAGGTGGTGGCGCCGCTGATGTCGGCGAACATGTCGGCGTGACGGAAGAGCGGGCCGCAGATCGGGATCACGGCCACGCCGTCGCGGACGCTCACCGTGCGGGTGTTCTTCAGCGGCTCGCCCTTGCGTGCCTCGAGCGCGCGCAGGCGCACGTCAGCGAAGATTTCGTCGCGGCTCCACACGGCGAGGACGAGCTGCAGGCCCTCCTCGGTGATGGCGAGCGGCTCGAGGAGCGCGCGGGGCGGATTCTTCACGGCGTCGGCTCCTTGGGTTGAACTGCCGGTGTCGGCGCTGGTGCGGGCGCCGGCGGATGCGGCTGTCCCATGTCGACGGTCATCTTGCCCTCGAGCATCGCCAGCGGCAGCCGAAACCGCTCGCACAGCGATGGGATGTCTACGACTCCGGACGCGTACTGCTGCAGCTGCCCGATGGCCATCGAGAGCTGTTGGTACATGGTGGCCATCGCTTGGTTGATGGCCGTCGAGTCGGTCTGGTAGATCGCGCGCGGCGCGAGCTCGGGGTCCTGGTAGTTCAGCAGGCAGTACGGCCGGGCCAGTTGCGGGCCGAGCGTTGCGTCCTCGGCCTCGCTGTCGTGCACCTTGACGTCGTCTCGGATGTACTCGCCGACGCCCGCCGCGGCGTAGCTGCCGCCGCTCTTGACCTCGGTCGTCAGGTTGTGACCGAGGAACAAGATCGCCAGCGCGACGGCACAGGTGGTGATCGTCGAGTCGATGGCGTTGTCGCCGCTCGTCCCCCACTCGAATGGCTGCGCGTCGAACTTCAGCTTGCCGTTCTCGTCGTCGCGTTCCTCGCAGGGAAGCACGCCCTCGCTGCCGAGGTTGCGCAGCGCCGCCATGTACCGCGCCAGCGACGCCTTATATTCGTCGCCGCTGCCGTGCGGGATGATGGCTTTGAGGATGCCGACGCCGCGCTTCTCCGACGCCCTGGCCTGGTCCCTGGTCGACCAGTCATGTCCGAGCAGCGGGCGCCACGCGGCGTGCAGCAGCCCGTCGCGGTAGCTGTTCATGCCGAATGGTTCGGCGACCATCCAGGGCGACGAGGCCGGCATCGCTTCGTCGGTGAGCGTCGGTGATGGTACATCGACGACGCCACGATCAAAGGTCTGAATCTTGTAGCAGCCCGTCGACCAGTACCAGAAGCCGAAGCCGGGCCAGTAGGGACGCAGCCGGAACAGCTGCCGGCCGCTCGTCGGTGATTCGGCGAATGCTCGTTGCGCGAAGGCGACGCCGAGCAGCAGCGCCCAGCGCATGTACTGCTTGCGCATCGGGCCTGGAGCCATCGTTGGCCAGTCCTCGGCGTACTCTCGCGCGGCGCGGCGCGCGTCGCGGTTGTTGCGGATGGGCTCGAAACGGATCTTGGTCGCCAGGAGGCCGTTGAGGCGCGTCTCGAGCACGGCGCGGAGTCGCGGGTTCCAGAGCATCCGCTCGATGAGCAGCGCCGGCTGCCGGAAATTTCCGTAGTCGAGCAGGTGGATGACGGCGCGGACCTGCGCGACGCCGTCGAACTCGGTCGCCGTCGGGATGACCGGCTCGCGGAAGACGCGCGGCGCTACCGTCTCCTGCGCGTCGGCCATGGGTCACCCGTTCGTGAGGAGCCGGATACCCCGCAGCTCGTTGAAGGTCTTCTCGTCGAGTGGAGCGGGCGCACGCGGCGCCTTCTTCGGCTCGAAAAACCAGACGAAGTAGCGCTCGCCATCGGTGACGTGCGTGAACTGGTCCTTGTCGCGGCTCTTGTCGAGCACCACGCCACCGGCAAGCTTCTTGATGCTGCACTTCTTGAGCGACTCGATCAGCCAGGTGCAGCGCGGCGAGACCAGGAGCCGGTCGGCGAGTAACACGTCGGACATCTGCGCCAGCGAGTCGGGCACGTGCGGGTTTCGCCCAGAGCCACTCGGCGTGTTCGTCGGGTTGAGCGGCCTACGGGGCGGCACCACCTCAAGGCCGTAGCTCTTGAGGATGTTGTGGCTGTAGTTGCCGTCGCGGTCACGTGTGATCTTCTGCCAGAGGCCGCTGCCGTCGAAGACGTTGAGCACCTTCGCGCGGTCGATGTCGCGATCGTCGAGCCAGTCGATCATCGCTTCGGCGAGCTCGTTCTCGGTGCCGGGCACCAGGAGCTCGTCGGAGGCGTAGTAGACCCGCACGCCGTCGGGGCGCTTGAGGATCTTGTTCCACACCACCGGTGAGTGCGGATCCTTCCCGAAGTCGCCGCCCGTCGCCCAGTCGTAGGCGCGTCCCCCAGTCTTCTTGAGCGTCACCTCGCGCGTGACGTCCAGCCACTCTTGGCCGGCGGGGACGATGTCCGGAGGGTCGCCGATGTGGCCGAAGCGCTCGATGCCGTCGGGGCACTTCTTCTTCTCGGCGATGGACCATGGCCGGAAGTCGGGGAAGGCTCGGCGCCCGGGGTGCCGCCAGACGTTGCCCACGTCGGCGGCGGCCAGGCGGGGCACCACACGGTAGAGCGCGCGCCCGATCTTGTCCTGCGCCACCTGACTGATGTGCGAGTTCTTGCTCGCGTCGACGTGGATATAGCTTCCGTCGATGCCATCCTCGCCGGCGTCCTCGAGGGCTTCCTTTAGCTCGACGGTCCATGACCCGTCGTCGTTGTCGTCGTCGGGCGCGTTGCCAGCGGCGACGAACAGGCCGCCTGTCTTGCGCAGCGGCGGCAGCGAGTGGGCGAAGACGAAGTCGCGATGGTCCTGCGCCTCGTTGAGCCCGATGCAGTCCGCCTCGCCACGCTTGCCGAGCATCTCGCCCGAGAGCGAGCGCACCGCCGAGCCGTTCGGAAACATGAAGCGGCAGTCGGGCATGCCGCGGTAGCCGCCGTGAGGCGGAGAGCGCCAGGCTGGCGGCACGAGGTCGCGTAGCGTCCGCTCGATCTCCTCGCGCTTGTCGAGCGTCGGCGAGACGGCCCAGCAGAGGCCGTTCGGGATCTCGATGGCGACCGCGACCAGGATCACCACCAGGAAGTAGGTCTTGCCGCCGCCACGCTCGCCCCCCGCGAACAGGATGATGTCGCGGTCGTCGTCCCCGGCGCGCCGCTTCTGGATCCACTCCCAGAAGGCCCAGGCGAGCTCGAGCTGGCTCTCGTCGACTTCGACGTAAACCGCGGTCTGCGGCGGCTCGTCTGCCCAGCACTCCTCGAGGGTGTCCCACCGCCACCCGATCTCGAACATGTACGACTTGTCGAGGTCGCGCCGGAAGATGAGGCAGAGGTCGATGAAGCGCTCTTCGCCCTCGACGAGGGAGACCAGCTCGTCAACCGTTCTGGGGTTTGGTCCCTCGTCCCGTGTACGGCTCGGCATGATCGTCGCCGTCCTTCGTCTTGCCCTTCCGCTTCAACCGCTTCGCGGCATCGGCGAGCCGGGCTTTCTCGTGTGCCTTGGGCCCGAGCATGCCGGCCGTTCGCCCGAGGGCGCCGAGACCGACCCGCTTCTGGGGAGGCTTCACGAACCGGTCGACGGCCAGGTCGTGCATCGCGATGAGGATGTGGTCGAGCGCGTACTTCTGTCCGAGGAGTGGATCGTCAGGCGGCTCGCCAAGCTGGGCGTACTTGGCGATGATGCTGTCCTGATCGCCATCTCCGCCGTCGTCAGAATCGTTTGCGGCGGCACGCTCCAGCGCGGCCTGCTGCTCGAGCTTCTCGGCCCGGCGCTTGCGCTTCTGCGCGCCGGAGAGCTCCTTGGCCATCGGTTTTCCTTGGAGAGAACGCCCACCGGCCGGCAGGCGCACGAGTCGATCTTGGTGAAATTAGGCGTGGATTGCCGGGCCGAGTCAAGAAATATTTCACTTCCCTTCGGAGAGAAAGATCCTGACCTTGTGATATGCGCTCTCGAGTCGCGTGCGGACCTGGCGCGGTGTGATGCCCAGCACCTCGGCCGCCTGTTTGTGCGACGGGAAGATCATGGCCGGCTCGCGCACGAAGATCGTTCCCTCTTCTGCGTGGGCAGCGGGATCGTGATAGTCGAGCCGCGGGTCGCGCGTGCCGATGACCTCGCCGCCGCGCCGGCGCACATACTCGAGATCGCCGGTCCGCACCTTGCGAACGCGCATGAGGTTGCCAGCCACGAGGATCAGGGCGTTCGTCTCAGCGAAGGCCGCAACGTCTTCGATCTCCGTCAGCGGCAGCGGGGTCTGCTTATAGACGACGACGGTGCGCTCTTCATCGGAGATCTGATGCAGCCAGAAGCCCAGCCACACGCCACGGTGGAGGTGGCGCGACTCCGAGGAGAAGGCGCGCCTGGCGGCCGTCTCATCGGGACTCGACACCAGGCCGAGCTGCAGCGCATCGATCTGGCCGCCGAGGGAGGACCGGCTGTCGCTGAGCTCCTCGTGCAGGCGCAGGAAGTGATCAATGGCGCCGCGCACCTCGTCGAGCGAGATGTCCTCGGCGGTGGCGGCGCGGCGGTGCTGCTCGAGCGGAAGATCAGCGAGTCTCATCGGCGCCTTTCTTGTTGCATCGCAGCATTAGGAGATCTAGGGCCCAGGGGCCCCTTAGAAACATCGCCATCTTTCGTCGGGACAAAGCG